TGAGTGTCCATGATTGGGATCAGTGGAAACAAGATAATCCTGATTGGGACAGAGACTGGTCAGATCCATCAACTTGTCCTAATAGTGGAGAGGTTGGTGAAGTCTACGACAGACTAAAGAAGTCTCATCCAGGATGGAATGACGTTCTTCATGCAGCATCAAAAGCACCAGGATCCAAAGTAAAACCAATTTGAATTTAAACATGCCAGCAAAAAGAAACACTCCAAAGTCTCCCGTTCCATTTGGAATGAGTAACAAACAGATGAAAAGAAAGAAGCCAATCAACCTAGAGATAATGCGAACGGTTGATCCTTTAACCGAAAATCAAAAAGAACTCTTCCGTTGCTACAAGAATGATCAAAACATTGTTGCATATGGATGTGCTGGTACAGGTAAAACTTTCATCACTCTTTATAATGCACTGAGAGATGTACTTGACGAAAGATCCCCTTACGAAAAAATCTATATTGTACGTTCCCTTGTTGCAACTAGGGAGATTGGTTTTCTTCCGGGCGATCATGAGGATAAGTCCTCTCTTTATCAGATTCCATATAAGAATATGGTAAAGTATATGTTTGAGTTGCCAACAGAATCAGATTTCGAAATGCTCTATGGGAACCTCAAAACTCAAGGAACGATTAGTTTTTGGTCTACTTCTTTTATTCGCGGAACTACTCTGGACAATGCAATCATTATTGTAGATGAATTCCAAAACTTGAATTATCATGAACTTGATAGTATAATTACTCGTGTAGGTGAAAATAGTAAGATCATGTTCTGTGGTGATGCTACTCAATCAGATCTTATTAAAACGAATGAGAAGAATGGAATTGTTGATTTCGTGAAAGTACTTCGTATTATGCCTTCAATTGATATTATTGAATTTGGAGTTGAAGATATTGTTCGCTCTGGATTAGTGAAAGAATACATTCTGGCTAAAATGGAAATCGGAGTATGAGTTTTATTCATCATAATTACTTGGGTGATATTGAATTAGAAAAGAAAGAAACAAATGGCATCCGTCTCTACAATCTTCCTAGTGGAGCATGGGTGCCTTCTATTACTTCTGTCACTTCATTCTATAACCGTCAGATCTTTGTGAAATGGCGAGAACGTGTTGGGCTTGAAGAAGCAAATCGAATTACACGTCAAGCAACTGCAAGAGGAACTGACTTTCACCAAGTCTGTCAGGATTATCTTGAGAATAAAGAACTAAACTGGGATGATTATCAACCCATGACAAAGTTTATGTTCTATCATATCAAATCTGAACTTGATAAGATAAATAATATTCATGCGATTGAACGCACACTCTATTCAGAATTTTTTGGTCTCGCTGGTAGAGTTGATTGCATTGCCGAATATGAAGGAGAACTTGCAGTCATAGACTTTAAAACTTCAACAAAGATCAAACCAGAAGAATGGATTGAAAACTATTTCGTTCAAGAAATGTTTTATGCTTCTGCGTATTATGAAATGACTGAAATCCCAATTAAGAAGTTGATTACTTTAATGGTTACTCCAAGTGGTGAAGTTAAAGTATTTGACAAAAGAAACAAAGGGGATTATATTAAACTATTAGTTCGTTATATTAAAGAATTTGTACATCACAATACTAGGTCAGATGGAGAATGAATTAGAGAAAGTTTTAGAAAACAAATTTTTCTGCCCATCAAGATTTGCTCAAGAGATTGAATCTTTAGTTCAGACGAATGCAGATATGAATTATATCGAAGCAATAATTCATTTTTGCGAACAGAATAATATTGATGTGGAATCTGTTCCTAAACTTATCTCTAAACCACTGAAAGAAAAAATTAAGTATGAAGCAATGGAGTTAAACTTTCTGAAGAGAAGCTCTAGAGCTAAATTGCCACTTTGATTTCATTTAGGGGTGGAAATTTTTCCGGCAAAAAAACAACCTTATTACTTTTTTCATGATGCCTGTTGATGCCTATCGTTGTTATTTGTCTTTAAAAAATCATTTCACAAAAGACAAATATGATTATCACAAGTACTGTGGTAAAAGTCGTGCGACTGTACAATCATTTTACAAACGTAAAGATCGTTTTTGGTTTGAACGTGTTGCAAGACAAAAGACCGATCAAGAAATTGTAGACTTCTTTGTATCAAACTTTGTCACTTGCACAGATCCAAGTAAACTTTGGATTGGAGAAATGATGAGAGAGGGTGAAGGTAGATATGAGGCATGGAAAAAAAGAAATCAATCTCTCTCCTATATCTTCAAAGAAGAAACACAAAGTTTGTTTGAAGATAGAAAAGTAGATGATGTATTTGATTGTTCAAAAGGTCATCCTCCAGTCTTAAAAAATTTTCTGAACGGGAAGATTAGCCCAGAAACACTGGTGATATACGACAAAATATTCCTGTTCGGGAAAGATTTTGATAAGAAGTTACAAGACCCAGTGTGGGAAACCGTCAGTATGAGAATAAAAAAATATTCTTCATTTCTAAATATTGATGCACAGCGTTATAAAAATATTATTAAGGAAGTTGTTCTAGGAGAAAAATGAGTTTCTTTAATTCCGAAGTTGTTCGGGCAGAGATGGCTGAAATCGGTGAACTACAAGAAGAAGTTTACCAAAGTGTTTTTAAATTTCCATCTATGTCTCGTGAGGATAAACTTAAGCATGTTGCTCTTCTAGAAAAACTCCTTGATAAACAGAAAGTTCTTTACACTCGCTTGAGTCTATCTGATGACTCACAAGCAAAGGAAATGAAAGAACGTATCGCAGATTCGGCAACGATGATGGGCCTTCCACCTGGAGTTGATATGAATGTGATACTTAACAACATGTCCAAGATGCTTGAAGCGATGAAAGAACAGATTGACAAGACTGGTTCCGACTGGTAGAATAACGAAGTACACAAAAGCCAAATCCGTACACAATCCGAGGTAATCTAATGTCTTTTGCAGATCTCAAGAAGCAATCTTCTCTTGGTTCATTGACTTCCAAACTGGTAAAGGAAGTGGAGAAGATGAGCAATACTTCTGGTGGCGCAGATGAGCGTCTCTGGAAACCCGAAATGGACAAGACTGGTAACGGTTTTGCAGTCATCCGTTTCCTTCCTGCCCCCGAAGGTGAAGAACTTCCCTGGGCAAAACTCTATACTCATGCCTTCCAAGGCTCTGGTGGTTGGTATATTGAAAACTCTCTGACTACTACTGGTCAGAAAGATCCTGTATCAGAGTACAACCGTGAACTCTGGAACAGTGGTAGTGAAAAGGATAAAGAAACTGTTCGTAAGCAGAAGCGCAAACTGTCTTACTACAGCAACATCTATGTTGTAAAGGATCCTGCTAACCCTTCTAACGAGGGTAAAGTCTTCTTGTTCAAGTATGGTAAGAAGATCTTTGACAAGATCATGGAAGCAATGCAACCTGAGTTTGAAGATGAAACTCCGATCAATCCCTTTGACTTCTGGCAAGGTGCCAACTTCAAACTGAAACTGGTGAAGAAGGATGGTTATTGGAACTATGATAAGTCAGAGTTTGATCGTGTCGCTCCTCTCCTAGACGATGATGATGCTCTGGAAGGAGTATGGAAGAAGCAATATTCTCTGACTGCTGTGACTGCTCCTGATCAGTTCAAGACTTATGAAGATCTTGAGAAGCGTCTGAAGTATGTTCTTGGTCAAAAGACTGCTGCTCGTCCTCGTCTGGATGAAGAGGTTGATGATGAAGATAATGATCGTGGTTCTTATACTCCCGACTTTACTTCACGTCGTCCCGAACCAGAACTTCCTAAGGTAAGTTCTTCTAATGATGAAGATGAGGATGATGCTCTGTCTTACTTCCAGCGTCTTGCTGAAGAGTGATTAACTTGTCAGTCTAATATCATCCGCTCTCTTAAGGGTTTCAGTCACATACTGACTGGAACCCTTTCCATATGTCATAATATCAATCATATCATCGTATACAATATTCAGATATCTTGGTTTGAGTATGTAAATGTTTCTCTTATCATTTTCTATCTTTTCTTCATACTCATAGTTTGTAACAGGAACTGCAATATCTCCGCTGTCAATTTGCTGATCTGTATAGTAATCAAAATAACTTACACTGTATGGAGAAGATACTTGAAGACCTGCAGGAACAATAGTTATTCCTCTTGAGTTCTTAACTTGCTCTGTTTCATAATGATGAACACCATTGTAGATTCTGTTGTAAGTATCCTCTTCAGTATCTCCTACTTGGTAATACTTATCCACAAGAAATCTATCAAAAGCATTTTGTGTCATAGGCCACTCTGATTGAATATTAACAATATTATTTGATAATAGAACTACCCAATCAAGAGTTGATTCCCCATAGATTTCATATGCAACATTATCTGGTCTATCGTCACCAAGAATTTTATACTTGGTGAAGAAAGCAAGATTATCTAAAATATCTTCACGCAGTTTTCCTTTCTTAAATAGATTCTTTACAGAAATATATTCCTGTAGTTTAGAATCTGGAAGTCTACTTGGATATTCAAAGTTTGGAACTTGTCTGAAGTAAGGATTTGGCATTTTAGTAACCTATTGATGCATCGTCGTCTTGTGGATAATCATCATTAAAGACTGGTTCTAGTTCTTGGAACTGTAATGTAATCAGATAAGAAACCATCGCACCATCAGTAAATGTTGCATACTGACCCTCTGGAGTGTAATCAACAGAAAAATTTGTCAATGCACATTCCTTAAATTTATTTAAGTACTTATGATCTTCATTTAAGTGTTTATAAGTCAATTGGAAAGTATGTGGTGCTCTTAAGAATAGTTGCGCCTCAGTTCTTTGAACAGCCATTCCTTGTTTAAAGAATCGAATAATCTGTCTTATCTGATCTGTTTCTTTTTTACTTCTGCTACTTAGTTTATATGTGAACGAGAATAATCTAAGTTGAGGTGAAGTAAAAAGCAATTCCATATTTGGGTTTTCTATTGCCCCCATTGTTCTAGATAATAAATTTTCAGTTCCTGTTGCTGATTCTAACATTGCGTTCATAATAAATGATTGAACTGTTTTGACATTAGAAGTAACTGCACCTGTTTTTTCTTCAGCAACACCAGCAGCCGCCTTACCTCCACCAGTTATAAAGGCTTTTCCAAGATCAACACCTGCTGCTTGTAGTGGGGTCATTTTATCTTCTGACCAAGATACTCCATTTGAATCTGATATTCCTGCAGGTATTGGAAGATAAACTGATCCAATTACTCTTGTACTAGTAGCACTTCTCGATCCAAGACCACTTAATGATGAAGACTCAAGAGGCCTTGGTTCATATTTTAGCATTTCAATTTTAAGAACATCTTGTTTAGAGTATCTTAAGTTTTCTGGATAGTGTAAATCACTAGGGAATGATGTTCTTGTATTTTTTGCTGTAGTTTTTGCATCTGCTTCTACTTTTGCTTGATCTTCTGCACTTAAACCACCTTCTGTAGAGGGATTATTGGGATCTGTACCTGCGTTTGCAGAATTTGGTACTACCTTGTCTGCTGTTGTTTTTGGAACTCCTTCTTTATCTAATGTTTTTGATGTTGTTGCGGTTGCATTTTTTCCAAGATCACCACTTGCTAAACTTTCTAAAGCGGGTTGACTTAATGGACTATCAGTTGTTTTTGTCCATGTTCCACCATTAGTGCTTGTTGCTGATGGTTTCCACTCGCTTCCATTCCAATAATTAAGTGTTGTAACTCCTCCACCATCAGATGTTAATGTTGTTGCGGTTGCAAAATATAAATTTTGGCCATCAATAACAGTTCCAAACTGCTCGCTACAAATATCTCCAGATTTACATGGTGGTGGCGGCGCAGCTCCCATCTTATACCTCTAAGTTGACTATACTTATGTTGTTGGGGGTTTTATTTATTTAGACGAAATTTTCCATACTGAAGACTAAGTAATTCATCAAGTTCATTGTATTTGACAACATGAAGCTTACCAACAACTTCTTCCCAAGTATATTGTCTACCTTGTCTCCAGTGAAAATTAATTCCTTTAAATCCCCATCTCTCTAATGAAGTACATGCAATGAGTGGATGTTGATCATATTCAATGTCTGGAGTCTTTGGTCTATAAACAAAAGTATAAAACTTACCTGGTTCTGGATATAAAACTTCTTCTTTAAAAATATCCATAATATACATCATAATATCTTCTGGATCTGATGTTCCAGATTCACTAACTCTCTTCAAGAGTTCTTTAGTTCTTACTGTT